AGTCCTCTAGTCCGTTGATTTTAACGTGCAATACTATCACGCTCCAGAACAAAAGACCTGCCTTGGCGAGTGATGGACTTTACTCGGTACTTCACACCATCGACCATGACGTGGTCAAAGTCTGCTGTGTATGGTTGCTGTACCATGGCCACCTTTCGCCCCTCTTCATAGCCCCCAAAAAGACGCTGTGAGAGCTCCAGACCTGCATCCAATAGAACACAAGGACGTGACACTTCGGAGCTCTCTCCACCTTCATGTTGGCCAGTTTCGGGGTTATACTTGCGCTTGGCTGTCTTTTTGACGAAAGTTATCCTGCTTCGGAATCTCATATGAATTTCACCCCACTCTTTCTGGCAGGCTTGAATCGCTTAGCCAGAATAGATGCGTAGGCTTCAAAGTCAGAGCTATCGAAGGTCATTGATAACCCCTCCGCAGATTGGCTTGATAGCCCCTCAGAGCCGAGCCGATTGTATCGCTTGACCATTACCTCAACGATTATCCAGGAAAGGTCAGATGGCACCAGATTAGCTCCTGTGAGCGTCTGGAATTGAGCCACTGTCAGCTCCTGGATTGTAGAGAGGACTTGGTCCTGTTGGTCATCGAGAATGCCCAACAACGTCTTAGTCTTGTCGATGTAAGGCATTGTCAGTCACCGCCTAGGCTTTAGGCTTAACGATGAAGTCAACTAAGCAGCTAGGTTGTACTGCCTTACGACCCCAAACGTTCAGACCCTTGACAGCGTCTGAGAAGTTCTTCTCTGGACGGTAAGCCTCAGTCTCAACCACTTGGTTAGCAAATGTCATACCTTGTGTAGTACCACCAACAACGTGAACAACGCCGCCAGTTTCTTTCTTGAGGTTGTTAGACATCAAGAGCTGGAAGCCACCAACGATACCGCCTTCAACAACACCGTTCGCCAAGATTTCGAAGTTACGAGTGAAGCGAGCATCTTTGGATAGCAAGCCGAAGTACCATGCAGGTAATACGAGCTTACGACCAGCGCGTGGCACGTTCTTCTCGTCTAAGGTCACGCCTAAATCAACGATTAAGTCGTAAGCGTTAGCTACCTCAACATCGATTGCTTTAGCAGTGGTACCTACTCGGTTCGCTGCTTGAGTTGCGATTTCTGAGAAGATGTCAGTGTCGACAACTGATGCCATACCATAACCGGCACGAGCCATCGCAGCATCCATCAAGTTTACGTTCGCTTGAGCCTTCGCAATGTCCTTAACAGCAAAGTTAAAGTACTTCGCTTGGTCGATTACCAATGCTAATTGAGTGCTGTCCAATTCTTCTGGAGCATCAATGTCGTTGCCAGTGTAGTCCTTGATTGTTACGTTGCCGATTTGGTTAATCTTAACCGTATCACCAAAAGCAGTGATTTCCCCTTCATAGTCGCGGTTAACGAGTTGCAATGCAACCAACGCGTTGTCTAAGTGAGACAAGAGACGAGCGCTCCATAATTGAGGGATAAAGTTCTTATATCCAGTAGTAATTGCCATTTAGATTTCCTCCTTATTTTTGGATGGATGCTTTGATTGCATCCCAGTTTTGGTTGATTTGGTCTGGCGTCATGTTTGCCAGGTCTGCCATGCTGATGTCCTTGGCGTGTTCTTCGCGTTTAGGCGTCTTACCTGCTAGCATAGTACGAGCCTTGGCCTCGGATGCAGCATCGACTAAGGCGGAGAATTCTTGGACCGCTGCTTGCGTCTGTTCTGCGTCATCTCGTACCACATAGGCTAGGATTGAGTCATTAGCTGTGATGCCGGACTCTGCCAGCATCTTAGACGCCTCTTTCTCCATGCCTTGGCGGTTGAGTTGAGCTGTCAGACGAGCAATCTCTGCGTCCTTCTTCTCTGCCTCGTATTTGGCCTTTTGTTCGGCATTCATTGAGCGGAGCTTCTCGGCTTCATCAGCCTTGGCTTTAGCTTCTTTCTCTGCCTTTTTAAGGGCCCGGTTCACCCGGTCAGTGACAATCTTGTCCACATCTTCCTGGGAGAATGATTTCGGAGCTTCCGCTTGCTGATTGTCGACGTTATCGTTCTGCGGTTGCTCTTGTGTTGCTTGAGCTTGTTCTAGCTCTACATTTTCGTTATCCATTCGGACAACCTCCTTTTTTAACGTCTTTGTTTGACGGTTATTACTTGCGCAGTTTAACGTCTTGAGCATGATTCGGACGGTTTTTGAGCACAAAAAAAGCACTCTTTCGAGTGCTTGTAATATTAACCCCAAGCGAAGAATTTAGAATCTTCTAGCTTGCCAGCTTCTAACATCCTTAGGACTGCTGCCCTTGCTTTGTTAGCATAATAAGGGACACCGAGCTTTTTGTCGTAGTCAGCCCATTCAGCAATCACGACATCGTTGTCGTGAATTTCAATGATGCCGAAACCATCATAATATTCTGGATAGTATCTGTAACTCTGGACATCAGAGTCTTTGATTCTGACCAACTTAAGCATCTATATCACCTCTCTTAATTTTCCACTTAATTAGCTCCTCACGATAGTTATAGGTCCTATCTGTGATGGCGTGAGCTGTCCTATAATCAAGCCCTTCGTTATCCATTAAGCCTTTCTCTGTTAGCTCGTGATTCAAAAGGGTTATATCATGCGGCTGGATTCCTTTCCCAGAGAAAAGTCTATCCCAAGACTGTGCCATGTCATAATCCGGATGGAATCGACCTTGGCCTCCCTCTAATTCGTGGGTGTTTTCGAATACGTGCTCATACACAGCTCTTACATCCTTTTCGGAAAATCCAGTATTAGCAGCAATTCTCATTACCTCGTTGTCGGTATCGCGATTTCTAACTGCTTCATAATACTTGACTGCGTGTGCGTCACGTCTCTTTTCGCCTGGGTCGTTCTTGTCATTCCAAGCGCCATAGATAGCTCCACTCGCCTTTGTATCTCCATTATACTCCTCCAATTCAGACAATGCAACATTGGAATTGAGTATTTTGTCGATTTTGTCCCAGTTTTTCTCTCGGCTCATGTGAGGAGCAGTGCTGCAATGGCAATGAGGGTGCATCGGAGCGCAATTCTTACCAGGCTCCATCTCTGACACCTTGTAGATATTACCATCTAATTTGGCGCAGATAGGACAAGCTGTTGGCTCTGCAATGTACTCGTACTCATCGAATCCATTCTCTATCATGCTAATTTTCTGAGCCTCTGATTGGACACGAGCCACCTCTGTGACTGCTAATCGTTTAGCTGCCGACTTGCTGACACCAAACTCTCGACGGAGCTCTGGTATCATAGCCATGGCATTCCGGCCTCTGACGAGCGTCTCGTGAGCTGTGCGAGCCACTACTTGACGCAGGGCTTGCTGTCGCTCCCAGATTCGCTCTGACCAGGTTACACCTTCGAATGGCACATTGAGCACTGCCTCCATTGACCGCTCAACAGTCTTAGGATTCTTGATGTACTCTCCAAGGATGCCAGATTGAGATTTGACTTCATCTGCAAATCCGGCTCTTAGGAATTTCTCAGTAAGCTGACGTTCACCTTCACCCAGAGCCAATAATTCCAAGTCCATGTTGTATTGCAATAACTCTGCTCGACTGACTCTCATCTTGAGGTTGTAGAGCTTGAGCTCGGCGTTAGCTTGTGGGCTGAAATCCTTCTCCTCGACATATCGCTTGGCCTTGTCAGCAAAAGCCTGTACATCGACCTTATCGGCTCGTTTCTTGGCCTCAGTGATAGACACGCCTTCGTCATCAGCATACTTCTGATAGAAGGCTTGTATCTCTTTCTCGATGTTGGTCTGATGCACTCGATACAATGCAGACATCGCTTGGTCGACATCCACCTCGCTCGCTTGCTTGGCCATCATTTCTTGCTTGAGCCGTTTGCTCCAGTAACTATTGTTCGCCATCTGCAATCACCCCGTTGTCATCCAACAGGTCAGCATCTGTGAGGCGCTTGTTGACTTCAATCTGGCGCTCTAGTTGGCTACCAGACTCTTTCTCCTTCTTGACTTTTTCCAGCTCGTCCTTGGCGTTATCAACGACTGACAACGTCGAGAGCTTCGTCTCATCGGAGACTTGGCCATCCAATAGCTTAGCAACCTCTGCCTCTTCCTTGAGGTTACGAGGCATATTGCGAGTAAATTGATACTTGATTTCCTTCCAGGCATCTTCTGGAATGCCGGAGAGTGGAATACTAAAGACTTGCTGGTACATCCGATTGAATGCCGATTGAATTTTGCGGTCCTTAGCCAGCGCCATATTTGACATTGGCTGGAGCTTGAATGCTAAGGCAGTCCCACTGGATTGTCCGAAGTTTTCATCGGACAGGTTGGCCACCATCGAGATGGTAAAGATAGAATCCGTCAATAGCCGGATGAGGTTCTCTTGCGTCGTGTCGGCGTTTGGCTTATCCAGGAAGCCGGCATCAACGGTCACGCCTGCCTCACCGAATAGATTGAGGATGCGAGAATCTCGAATAGCGTGGGTGACTTCCTCGTCAAGCTCCACCCCGATAATCTTTAGGTAGGCATCGGCGAAGTAGTCCACGTCATTGGCCTTCTCACTCACAGCCTTATTCAAGCCATGGATGAGTGTCTTAACAGCATCGAATAAGCCTTGACGCTCGTCATTCTCGATGACCTCAATAACTGGTAGGCCAGCGAAGTGATGAGGCATAGGCTCTAAGAATCGGACATCATTTGTCGATAGGTTCTTAGCTAATGGAATGACCTCATCCTCGGTGATGACCTCTCCGCTTGAGAAGTTGGTTTTCTCGTCGTGAGAGTATCGGATAGCGAAGTAAGGTCGCTCTTGGATGCTATCATCATGGACCATAATCATGTTAATAGGTGTATCGTAGGTCATCCGAGTGTCGGCTGCCTCGTCCTGGTAAAGGTAGATAAAAGCATGGCCGAAGATGTCCACGAGCTTGGCCACCTCGTACTCTGAATCTTCCATATCGTTTCGTCTGCGGAAGTCAGCAATGAAGTCATCGACCTTGTTGTCCTCATGGCTTACCTTAACCGGAATCCCCATGTGGTAACCTCCGAAGGTGTCCACGATGTACTTAGCATAGTTAATGACCAGCCTATTATCCGGCTTAAAAGCCTCTTTAGGCGCCTGGTGAAGGATGCCGTGGTCTGACATATACATATTTTCATTTTCCTTGTACTTACCAAGCAGATTGGCCTTGTGCAAGTTGATGGCCTCTGCGACGAGTGCCGGTGTGATTGGATTGTTGCGCGAAGTCGTGAACAGCTTGCGCTTGCTAAGTCTGATGTTAGCCATCTATAAACCTCCTTTGAATGTTTTGATTTTTGCTCGATTCTTGACACATTGGAGGCCATAACGAAAGGCATCCATCAAGTGGTTGAATTTATCGATTGGTTTGTTTAGCCAGTTACCTTCCTTGTCTTGCTGGTAGGTGTAGGAGTAAAATTCCTCCTTGGTCTCCTCACAGTCCGGATGGCAGAATATCTTGTAGTCCTTCAAGTCGGAGATGTCAGCATTGATGCTGTCCCTTCCCTTTCTGGTCTTTTGAATTCGCCTTATCCCATGCTCATTCTTAAGTTCTGAGATAAGACGTCCCTCGCTGTTATCAGCCACAATGACCGCGTTCTGGTAACCCTTATTGCGAATCATCTGGGCAATCTCACGAGTGCTTAGACCTTGCTGGTAATGCTCATCGAAGATATAAATTTCCTTTGCCTCCTCATCAATGAGATATGCAATGAGAGCAGTAGGGTCATTTGTAAAACCAAAGTCAAGACCCACACAGAGCTCATATTTCCCTGTTTTGAGCAGCTCGTCCTTGTCGAATTCCTTGTAATGCACATTGTCGAATACAAGACCCTCTGCGATGCCCCATTCGCCATCACAGACGATTCTGGCACGTCTTGGATTGGTCCGATACAAGTCTAGGTATCTTTGGACGTCGACGTCATCAAGCCACTCATTGCATCTAAACGTGGTCGTTATGGATAGCGTGTTGGCCAGCTTCGTCTCCTCATCGAAGAACGCTCGCTTGAGCCAGTGCCGCTCTGACCAGGGGTTGAAGGTGACTGTTATCTGCTTGAAAAAATCCGGCGAGTCGTAGCTCCCCCGGATGGATTCAACAACAGTCGAAAACTTATCCTGGTTCTCAATCTGATAAGCCTCTTCAAACCAGGCCCAGCACAAGACGCCAACATCAACAGTGATAGACGTTATCTTGAGCTCGTCATCCAAGCCTCGGAATAGAATCTTCTGGCCTGTGGCCTTGACCGTTATCTCCGGCAAGCTCTCGTTAAACTTAAATAAGTGAGCCACGCCTAACTGGTTCGCAGCCCACTTCAAATCGGTATAGGTTGATTGCTTGTTGGTGTTTGAGTATCTCCGGACCACTAGTAGATTGGCCCAGGGATATTTCAGCATATTGAAAATGAAGTTGAGAGCAGTTGTCTTGGACTTCTTGCTCCCACGACTTCCTTTGACTACTCGGTAGAAGTCCCTTGAGCGCCAAAACGCTCCATATCCTTTACCAATGAGCGAAGGCAGGTGAATGTTAATCTTCGATTTCGGCTTCGCCATTGAATATCACCTGGCCAGTCACTTCGACCTCTTGCTTCTCGGTGAATATCCTGTATCGCTTACCTAAGAGCTCTGCTGCCTTGTTGCGAGTTGCTACACTCGGCGAGGCATCAATCACCTTTTGATATCCTTCACCGTCCAAAACAGTGAGCGGCTCAGTGACCTCTCCTCGCATTACCGATGTCAGATATTCGAGCACCTCTTGCTGGTCAGCTATCTTCTTGTTGTCGATTTGAGCCAGCCGAGAGTCTATATATGCCTTAATTCCGGTTTTTTCCAGTAACTTATGAGAATCGGACTTTGCATACGTCTTGCTATAACCAGCATCAATAGCTGATTGATAGGCATTACCACTGATGATGTACTCATCGGCGAATCTCTTTTGTTTTATTGACAATTTCGTCATTTTCCATCACCTCTTATCATGTAATAAAATACCCCTCTTCCAATTAAAGAGGGGCAAGACTATATAGAGAGGAACACATCGTGCAAGTCAGTCACGATTCACAACAACCAATCATAGGGTAGATTGACCATTGCTATTTCGAGAGCCGGACTCGAACCAGCACCTCTTGACTCGCAAGTCAAGTGAACTTCCGTTGTTCTTTCTCGAAAACAAGCGAGAGGGAGAAAGTGTGAAAGAACCCTCTCGCTAGTATATACAGGTCCCTTAAGGAAGCAATACCATGAACCTGTGAGGGAGTTTACCTTCCTACCTCACAATACAATCATAACACTTAATATAGCGCTTTTCACTCTGAATTCTTTCTGACTTTCTTCTCTTTTTCTTCGGTTTTATAAACCTGGAGCTCTCCAGCCTTATAGTAGTCTGCGAAGTTGAGAAGCGCCTTGTCGTGGAGCAGATAGAATGTCTCAACAGAGTAATTGTAGTCCAAGCATATCTCCTCGATGGTCTTTGGTCGATTGATGCAGTAACGTTCGATGATGACTTGGCGAGCGAATGAATCAAAGATGCTATTGATGGCTTCTTCGATTACCTCCACCTCTTTGATGGCTGTCTGCTGCCTTACAACGTGAGCCTCGATTGGCTTGCTTACCTGGCCAGTATAAGAGCGTGGTTCGAATGAGTAGGTCGCTGTGACCTTGCTCTCGAACGCTTCTCCAGATGTCCGTTTCCATCGCCAATAATAAGTCGACAGGAATCGCTTCACGTTCTCGATGGTCTTTCCGTCATCGATTGGCTTAAATAAATCTACTTCCATAGGTACCTCCTAGAATGGCAGGTCATCTTCTGAGATGTCGATTGGATGTCCCTCGTTCATGAATGACGTATCGGCTCCAAAACTAGCCTGTACGGAGTTTTGAGCGTGAGTGTTGTAATTACCTTGGTTATACGATTGAGCCTGTCCTTGGCCTTGCTGTTGGTTTCTAGGGGTCAAGAATTTGACTTGGTCTACTTTAATCTCTGTGATGTAGACCCTTTGGCCATCTTTCTCATACGAGCGATTATGCACCTTGCCAAACACAGCAGCCATGTCCCCTTTTCGGAGGTAGTTGGCTATTGCTTCGGCTGTCTTGCCCCAGGCAGTGCATCGGTGGAAATCTGCCTCTGGCTCTCCATTAGCTGTTCTGTCTCGGTTTACTGCCAAAGTAAAGTTAGCAACTGCTGTTCCTTGTTGTGTGTAACGGAGCTCGACATCTTTAGTCAAGCGCCCGATTTGGATTGTATAATTCATTTCATTTTCTCCATTTCTTCGATAGTTTCAAGATGGCGCGCTAGCTCGTCCTTATCTACGATTCCTCGGATTGTCCCGATTGAGTCATCTCCTGCTTCCAAGCGGATAATCTCGCCATGTAGGCCGAATTCTACCTGTGTCAAGCTGGTGCCGTCGCTCCAGAGATGATTTATCACATTTGCGCCGAATCCATTCTCAAACTGGTAGACTGTGCGATGGTCTCCTGGCTCAAATTTACTCATAACGACATGGTCATCGTATGCCTCGTGATACGTTGGATTCTCTTCTGCGATTTTCATTTGGATTCCTCCTGTTTCTTGTTGTTCCAGCGGTTCCGAGCGTTTCTAGATTGAGCTTGAGACAGACATTCTAGGCAAGTGCGCGTTAGGCCGCCATTCTTTGTACGTCTAAACTCGCAAGCCAGTTTTCGCTCTCCGCAGGCCTTGCATGGATATTTGTTTGTGTATAGCGATTCTGTTGTCTCGCCTGTGTATTTCTTAATCTTGTCGTTTGGATTGGCATGGACCTCTGTGCCATTGTTCTCTAGCACAATCATTTTGCCATTCATTCGGACGTATGTGCCGACGATGACGCCCACCTTGTACTCCTCGCCAACAATCATCCGGCTAGCTTTCATCGCTATTCCTCCCAGGTTAACCGGACTAGACCTGCTGGATTGAATCCGGAGAATGAGTCCTCAAAGTCGTTGATTGATACGACCGGCAGTTGCTGGTAACCTTCTACCTTGATGCGGTTGAGTGCTGCTGCGTCGAGTGTGACATCGTAATAATCGAATTGAATTCCATGCTCTGATAGCCATGTCTTGACCTTGTCGCAATTAGGGCAATTAGGCTTGCCATAGACAGTGATATTTTTCATGCTTATTCCTCCGTATCTCTTTCAGCTTCTATCCTTCTCAACATACTCAGCCATCTCATTGGCCAGGTATTTGACTTTCTGGATGTCCTCTTCCAGCTTACCTTTGGATGGCGCTCGCAATAGGTACTCAAGCAAAGCTCCGGCTAGGTGTGCTAGGTGTCCATCCTGGTAGCGCACTAAGAAATTCTCCTCGATTTCCCGGACTTCCAAACCCTTCTCTCCGATGTAATGGCTAGGTTGCTCGACTTGGCTGCCATCCGTTTGTTTTGAATTAGGTAACTTCACATCTCCGATTATTTTGTATGCCTGTCCCTCTTTTACATAGCTTTTAATAGCTTCGACTAAATGGCGAGGTTCATCATACAAAACCGACCCATTTTCGTTGTAAATAATCAATCCGGAACGCCAAAAGATATTATTGACCGAATATTTGTCCCAAATACGAGTCATTCTCTCTTTATCGTCTAATTCATCCCCACTAGACCACTTCGCCCCTCGCTCGTGCAAGGTGTTAAGTAGATATTCAAGTTTCTCAAACGTGTCAACTTTATAAATTTTAATCATGCTTCCAGCTCCTCAATCTTCTTTTTTAGCTCGTTAATCGTTTCTAATTGTCGGTCAATGACAATGTTATATAGCGCTTCATTGTACGCCTTCTCTCTTCTCTGATAGCTCAATTCATCCTTGAGCCACCAGATGAAGAATCCCACGACTAGTGCAATGGTGTAGGCTGCACTTGTTAAGATTAAATCAGTCATGTCAATACACCTCCACTTTTGCCGACTTTATAATTTCGCGAGCATCGTCGTGCTCCAGGTCGATATCAATATACAAGCCATTGATAAACAAGCACGTTCTGTGGTCCTTGGTAACTCCAAGTAGCAATTCGTCCTCGTTCGTTACTGTAAATTGTCTTAGCTTGCCATTCGATGGCATTTCAAACGTCATTCGCAATCTAGCCTTGGTTGCCATGGTTTCGTGCCTCCTCGATTAGTTTAAGTATTTCGCTTGGAGATTCGTCCACTTTGATAATGTCTCTGTCGCTTAGCCATATATTCGAATGCTGACCATACGGTCTAAAGCCCTCAATATGAGCGATGTTAATGTATGCCGGTGTTTTATCACTATTTAATAATGTTACTTTGATAAACATTACTCTTCCCCTCTCTCATTTCGCTACTTCTTTTAGCATCCAGTAAACCCGGAGCTCATTCATAATTGCTAGCGCTTGCTCGATAGTGAATCTAGTCGCTTTGCTATCCAGGCAAGTAAAATCAGCTTGCCCAGATGAATCTATTTCCACATATTGGACATCATTGGCGTAGTCATTCCAGATGTTAGGAGCTTGTATGATGTATAGCTTATCTCTATTCATTTTTCATTCCCCCATAAAGTTATTATTAAACCTCTAAGCGTTGCTCTTACGAATTCTCGGAAAGCCACGTCAAACTTATTTTTGCCATGAGTGATTGGCTCCTCGAATGTCAGTCCGCTTTTTTTAATTTCAATCACAGTGATTAAGAATCCAACTAATGCGATGATAACGACAATTAGCTCGAATATATCGTCTAAGGAAGTCATTCCACTGCCTCCTCGAATACGTTTCCCACAACTTCGTAATAGTCCGACTTGTAATTGTATATGTCGAATTTTTCAGTAGCCAGGCTCTCGTCAATCATTACAAGTCTAGGACTAATGTCGTCCTTGATTACCTTAAATCTACCAATGAACCGCTTGTCTCTCGGAAACCTCATTTTGATAATGTCTCCCTCAAAAATCTCTCGTCCGTTTTTGTCAAACAAGCCAGTTGATTGCATTAGATTTTTTCCCACAATCGGAACAATATACTCTATTTCTCTTGGTTGAATAGTCGCCTCCAACTTAATAAAGTCTATGGATATAACATAAGTCATTTTTTCGTATGGAGTGAACCAGTATCTAAATCTAGGTATCATCATCCTCGCTCCTTTCCGTCCGTTTCCGCCATTCATCTGTGAAGCGGCGTCTTTCTTCCTGGTGCTCGCGATATAGCATCCATCCAAGATAAACCCAGGACACGAACGACACAACGATTGCTGCCAATATTACGATTCCCATTTCTACACCTTCTATCTGTATCAATATCTACCCAAAGGCTGTACTAATGACTGCATCAGTGGTTTCGCCAATGGCTTCATATTTTTTCTTAAAATTTCCTTATCGCCAAGAATCAGCCAATCAATGCTGACGTTGCCGACATTGGCGATGTTGACGAGCGTCTGAGTGCTGTTGACTCGTTCGCCCTGCTCGAATTTGACTAGCGAAGTCTTTTTGCATCCGACGATTTGAGCCATTTCCCATTGCTCGTAGCCTAATTTTTTTCTTACCTGCCGGATGCGTCTGCCGACCTCGTACCAGTTAATCTCGTGGAATCTCATCTTACTTCCCCCCTTATCTTGCTCTCTGATTAAAAATTTGGCACCCAGGAGACGTTTTAATGTCAAGGTAATATAAATTATCACCTTAAGAGTAAATCGCCTCTTTGGTCCAATTTTTGCCAGATTTACGAATCAGCCATAATGGCCGCTTGTATTTGGCGATGAATAATTTAGCCTTGAGCTTAAATTCGGGCTTTTCGTAGCCTTTCGTGTCCAGATACTCGACAGAGCCATCTGGATAGGTCACGCGGAAGTCGGCGATGTAGTTAATCGCTCGGATGTGCTTTCCTGTGACTGGGTGCTTCTGAGCTGGCAGTAACTCGCATTTGACTTGAAGCTCTAGCTCGGATATGACGCCAGCTTGCTTGAGTAGCTTTAGATGCTCGTAGTATCGAGCTTCCAGAGTCGAGTCAAAGCGGATGCCATCGACCGTCTTAGGTCTGGCTCCGAATTTATTCGAAGCCTTGCGCCTTGCCGAATTCAATGATGGCCTCATATTTGACCGCTCCTCTCCATTTGTCGATTAGGTATTGGATTTGGCCTCTTTCCTTCTCGCTTAACGATGTGAACATCGATGTGTAGAAGAATGTGCCGTTCGGCAATATATATCCAAGGTTATCCTTCTGTTTCCATAACAGCATAGGACTAAGTCCCAATGACGAAGATTCCAAAGAGCAGTCGATGCCAATTCGCTCTAGCCATTCTTTCAAAGTTTCTAGTTTCATGCTATGCCTCCGTTTCTTCGTCTAGCCATTCCTTGATAGCCTTTTGAATTTTATTTTGGTCCGCAGCAGTCGCTAGAATAATGCCGTTTCCTGTGGCAAACTCGCCTGTTTCGTAGACGATATAAGCCATGTAATCGTCTAGCCATAGTTTAAGGCATGGCGTGTCATTATCGGTTCTAGTGTCGCAATGATAGCCCAGCTCTGCCAGTTTGTTTTTAAGTCTTTGTAATTTTTCCATGCTATGCCTTCTTTCTCATGTTTGGTCCTGTCATTAGGACCTGCTTTGACAATACCTGGATGCGCTCTAGCATCCGTCCTGCATCTAGCCGACTCTTGAGCCGACGCTCTACTTGCGCTGCGAATTCTTCCTGCGTGAGGTTTGATGTGAAGAACGTCAAGCGGTTGTTATTTGCCCGGTAGTTGAGGATTTCATACAGGATTGTCTTATATCCCCATTCGCCTGTGTTCTCCGTCCCGATATCATCTAAGATTAGAACCTCTGCATTTTTAAGGCTTGCAATCTTGCGAATCTTTGCGTTGTCGTTGACATCGAACATCGCCTTGATATCTTCCAAGAGGCTTGAGGTCGTGATATAGGTCACGCCGGCGCCATTCTCGTTTAGGCTCCGAGCCACGCCGGCCATGAGATAGCTCTTGCCTAGGCCAAAGTCACCGTACAGCCAGACTCCTGTTTGGTCTCCCATGAATTCATAATTGCGAACCAGGCGCTTGAATGCCTTGAGAATGCCCTCTGCTTCCGGATTGACGTGCAGTTGGTCCAGCGTGAAGATTGGCAAGGCCTCCGTCACCTTATCCAGGACCAACGCAGTGCTGATGCCCATTCGCTGTCTCGGAGTGAATTCAACTGGTGGATAGTAGACCTGTACTTGTCCGTCGTTGTAGCGAAGCTCTGGAGGCTTGCTAGGCTTCTCTCTCTTGTTTAGCCAGTATTCGTTGAATCGAGACATCGACTCCTTCACCTTCGCCTTATCGAGATGATGCTCTGCGATAAATGCTTTGACATCCTCATCAGCCAAGATGGTTAGGATTCTATCCCTCCCCCTCTGCTTGCGCTCTTCTGTGGTTTGTAGCTCACCTATTACTTGCCCTATTTCCTGCATGATGTGCTCCTTTCCCTGTATAACTAATAAATAGCTATAACTAGTATGTTTTATATACTAGATATAATTTATTTAGTACATTCTAATTGATTACTAGATATACTTTACTTTCATGCCCCCTGGGAGGGGGGCTTTACTTTAATTTACTTTTCTTTCCTTTACTTTATGTACTTCTGCATACATTAACTGAGTTATTGCA